TTAAGCATCTTTTTTCCCTTTAATAAAATTTAACCCAATTGCTTTAGCTTTTTCCTTAGATTCGCCTAACGTGTGGTGATAAACATTCATAACAGTTTCTAATTTTGTACCAACCATCTTACAAACATCCATCGGAGGAATGCCGGCCTTTGCACATAATCCAATATATGTATGTTTCAAATCATGAAATCTACACTTAACCCCTGACCGATTTTTTAAAGAAATCCATGCTGTTTTGTTGGTATCCATAGGCCTTGAATAATCTAACATTTTAACATTTACGTTTTTTAGGCCGAATGGAAAAATATATTTTCCGTTGTTTTTCACACACTCATCAATAAATACTTTAAGTTTTGTCCACACAAGATCATGGATTTGAACCTCTCTCCCTTTCCTTGTCTTTATTCTTTCTTTAATAAGGTTTATTGTACGTTTACGAATATTAATTTCATCTATTGATAAATGAAGAATCTCTCTCTTTCTCATGCCCATAAAAAGGGCCATTAAAACCTGTACCTGTGTATGCATTTCAGATTTTGGTAAAGAATTGATAATTGCCTCTATTTCCCAATCATCTAACAATCTTCCAATAGTTTCTGATCCCTCATTTAAAAACAGCTCTCTCTTGGTATATATCTTATCAATCGACTTATCTTCAAAAGCAATTCTTAAGGCCATAATTAAATGCCTACGATCATGCTCTAACTTTCTACCAGGTGTAATCTGTGATTGATCCAAGCAATATTTTGCCCAAACCTTATCATCAAAATTTCTTACCATTGAGCAATTATCAGAAAACCAAGGCCTTAAGTGCTTCTCAATTTGGAAATGGGCACTATCGTAAGTATTCTTTGCCTTTGCCTTTTGCTTTAAAAGAACCACGTCAAAATACTCATCGAAGGTTTTTTTATTAAACCGATCTGGGAACTCACCCTTAGACCATTTCAATAATATTTTTGATTTTTCTTGCCTTGCTTGGACAATTCCTTTTTTTGGTATCCATTTTCCATCAACCTCAACCACTAAACCCCTAACCTTGGTTGATTCAAAATATTGATGCCCATTAATATATTTTTGAACAAAATATGTACTAGATTTTTGATTGAAATAAAGATTTTCTTCAATTTTAATTTTACTCATGCGCTTAACTTTTGTTCTTCAATATCACGTTTACCTTTTTTCAAGAAATCATCAACGTCTGATAATTTGTACATAACTTTTTTACTTCCAATTTTAAAAAAGTTTGGCCCTCTTAAAATATTGCAGGATCTCCAAGTGCGAAGCGTTTCCACCTTTACACCCAACATTTCAGCAACCTCTTCCGGAGTTAACAATCTATCTTTTTGCATATTTCCTTCCTTTATCCATTCCCCACCTCATCAAATAAAAATTTATACCCTAGCATTTCATCATTATAATTCTCGGAACCTTTGCACGCATTACAAACTCGAACAAATCTGCTGTCTGTTTTAAATAATTTTCCGCAGTCGAGACATTTCCTTACAAATGTTTCATCGCTCGGAATGTCTCGCATGATTGATTTACGCTGCTTCATTATCTTCTCGTCAAAATTACAAGTATAAAAACCACTAACCATATTAAAACTGTTAATTTAAATTGAGTTTCTAGCCTCATGCTGCCTCGACAACATCATTCATTTTAAGATTTAACTTTTTAAGTATTCCATTAAACCCTATTTCAACCATTAACCAATTTAAACACTCGTCTGTAGTTATTTCCTTATCCGGTTCTTCAATCTCAATTTGAAGAAGTTCACCGTCTATATATTTTCTAGGAGTATAACTTTTGCATACAATAATCATTTAAACCTCATTCCTTAATAGCATTAACAGTGCTTACTGCTTGCTCATAAATTATTGTTACATCACCATACATTTCAACTCTAAAGTATGGACGGAAGTGATCGCCAAGATCATTTTTGAAATAATTTATTTTAGCTCCGGCATTGGAATGGAAGCTGTATTCATTGCCCAGCTTAAAAAAATAAATTGCATTAATCTCTAAATCTTCCATTTTAAACCTCATTCCTTACGAAAACTTTAACGTCTGTTAATATACCGTCATCGTTTTCTGCAAAATATACCTTATCAATAAGTTCAGTTATATATTGATTACTCGGCATTTCTTTATCTCCAAATGATATTGTTGCCATAGCATCATCTGAAATTATCGCTTCAATCGTTACTTTCTTTTTCATAATCCAACGTCCTTATTTTTTCGCAATCTAAATTTTTAACATGATTAGCAATTCCAATAACTGCGTTTTTTGCATCCTTTATTGAAACTTCTACGGTCAATCTAAACTCGTCTTTTATTTTATGAACTTTATGCACTCGACATTTTCCAAAAAATGGAAGTCTTAAATTTCTGTCCCTTGGGACTATCGGGCGATATGTATTATAATACATGAACTTTTTACCAAGATTTTCAGCGACAACGATATCTTTTACCAGTTCGTTAATATTCATTTCGCTAGTCTCCAATTAGAACAGTTAACGCACAGGTGACACTTCTCTGTATATTTTTCTATATCAACACAAGTTGCACAGCTTTTATATTTTTCAATGAAAGCCATTAGCTTCTCGTTTTCTGCTACAAGACTTTTATTCTCATCTTCTAAATCTTTCACTTTCATTTCATAATTTTCATAGCTCATGATTTATTTTCTCCTTATCTTGCAATAAAGCCAATCAATGCACAAAATCGGGACTAATAAAATTGCAAAGATATTAATTACAAAACTGATAAATCTTAAATTTACGTTTTTGATTTTCATTTCGTAATGGTCGCTCATATCTACTTCCTTAATCCTGTTATGTGACTATTAATATCAACACCTAATTTCTCTAATTCATGTATCCATAACTTTTTAATATCTTCAGTACAATGAGACATAGCATCTTTCCATGTAGCCTCTCTATCGTTATCCATTTTAAATTTTACTTTATAAAAAAGGCTCGTGGCATCGTGAGGTTCATGTGGCTCATGTTTTACAGCACATTCTTGGCATTTATCCTTAGCTGGTGGAAGCAAGAACATTGGTTTAACCTCAATAATATTTTTAACTTTTCTTTTACTCATCCTTGCTCCAAGTTTTTTAAACAATTCATTGCCATTACTTGATATTTATTAGTCGGGATAAACTCAGCCCTTGATATTCCATTTCGATCACAACCACCGTTAAATTTACAGTATTTATTTGTCGATCCGAAGTAATGAGCACATGTCCAACAAGTATCGTACTTTGAAATATTTTTTAAACATTCTTTCAACTTCTTATTGTCTGCCAAAAACTCCCTGTTCTCTTCCACCAGCTCTTTAACTTGCTCTTCCAGATCAGCAATTTTAATTTCATATGCATCGCTCATGCTTGCTCCTCTTAAAAAGGGATATCATCGCCTGTATATTTTTGATCAACTTCCGGCTTATATTCTTTATCCACTTCTTTCTTTTCTGCTTTACTGTCACCCAAGAAGATAACGGAGTCAGCGATAACTTCTACGACAGATCGTTTGACACCGTTTTCATCTTCCCAGGATCGAGTTTTGATTTTTCCACTGACAAAGACTTGCCTGCCTTTGTCTAAATATTGATTGCAAATTTCTCCAAGCTTATTCCAAACTACGCAACGATGCCATTCTGTCGAACTATGCTTATTACCTTCTTTATCTTTCCACTCTTCACTTGTTGCCACAGAGAAGGTGCAAACCGCCGCACCAGATGGAACGTATTTAAGATTAGGCGACTCTCCCAACCTTCCGATGATTTGCATTAAATTTAATGAACTCATAAACTCTCCTAATAAAATATTTTAACGTTGGGAATATCACCCACTGCTATCGCCGTAACGATTGCCTTCGCTTCTTCCAACCCAAAACCAAGCTTTATTATTGCGTCGCCAGCTTGATTATTAATTTTTCTACGATGCTCGATGTCTGCCATTCTTGCCATTTCTAACTCACGATTTTTTCTATTTTCAGATTCAACTCTTTCACGTTCTTTTTTTACAGCTTCGAGCTTTTGTTTTTCAGCATCTTCTCTTTGTTTTTTTGCTCGATCTTCAGCTTCTAATTTTTCTACAATCGCACGCCTCTCTGCCTCAATGGCACGTTTTTCTGCATCTTCTTTTGCTTTAATCGCTGCCAATCTTTCACGCTCATTTTTATCTGCTTCAAATTTCGCTTTCTCTTCAGCTTCACGCCTTGCTCGATCAGCAGCTTCTTTTTTTATGCGGTCTTCATAATCTTGACGTTTTCTTTCCTCATCACGCTTTCTTAATACTTGAAGCTCTTCAAGTTCTTTTTCCCTCTCAATTTGTTGTTGAAAAATAACTCGTTGGTTATTTAACGCCATATCTTTTATTATCGAAGCTCTGTTGGCAAACTCTTCCCAAGATTCATCGATCAATATGCTTTCAATCTTTTCAATTAAAACTTTTGTTTCAGCGGAGCAATTTGCTTGCATGTCTTTAAGCAAATTAATATCTTGAAATCTCAACTCTAAATTTCTAATTCTCTGCTTTTCTTTTTCTTCAAACTCGGTGAGTGGTTTACGAACCTTCTCTTTTAAATTATCTAAATAATCACGCATCCTTCTACGTTCATTATCAACAGCTTTTGATTTTTCTTTCCATTCGGAAACCAAGTCCTTTCCCAGATTATCAAGCAGTGTTTTTGATTCTGCTACCCTGTATGCCATTGATGCAATTTCTGATCTACCTTTTGCTGTGGTTGTATCAGGAATAAAGGCCTCAACTTCTTTGGTTATTTTTTCAAGTACTGGATCAAGTCCTTTGTTTGAAAAAACTTCGACTGGATTAATTTCTGTTACTATTACTAAGTCGTTCATATTAGGCCGCCTGCTTAAATCTTGTTAAGTATCCTTTCCACTGATCACCAAACCTAATACCAATCATTGCAAGCATCTTATCCATATCGTAAACAAATCCAGCTATCGCCTCTTGGAATAAACTAATCATTTTTTCATCACGACCGATCGTTACAGTATGCAACAAAGACTTGCTCATTCTTGGATCATAAGAAGCAAATTCCCATGCCTCCGCTCCTGTTATCATCATTGCAAGCTGGCACTGCTTGATATATTCAGATTTAATTTTTTGATTACAGATAAATTCAATATGGGTTTTAGTAGCATAAGGACATTTAAGCTCAAGTCCTTTAGTTGCCAGTATTCCATCAGGAGAACATCCATATCTCATAAACATATCACCATAAATAAAAGGAACTTCCTTAATTTCACTGCTTGTTTCAAATTCATAAGCTGATCTAGCAGATGCCTCGTTTTCTTTTCCCCACGCCAAAGGTTTTGCGCTTACCTCTTCTGGCATTCTTCCAGTGCAAACTTGCCCTACCAATTCATTCATATAGGTAGCTCTTTTAGCGGTATCTTTACCGGCTACAACATTATCAATTTCAGAAGCAGAGATAACTCCAAGCTTCATTATTCTCCACTCATCAGATCCTTGTTTAACAAGCGTAGGATCAAAGCCAAAAACACTTTCAAGACTTTTTAATTCGGTAATAATTCCATTGTATGTTTTCATTTACACTCCTCTTTTGGTTTTTTTGATTTTTCTTTTTCTATATAATCTTTTATAAATTTAATCGAATACTCAGCTTCAATCTCACTTAGGCCGTTAATATTTTCAAATTCTTTTTTGAACTTAACTCTCAGGTGAACCAATAGGCGTTTTTCTCCATTATCAATTTCATTTAATAATGTTGATATTTTTTGAATATCTTCGGCACTGGCCGGGATAATCTCGTTTTTAAAATCAATGCCCTCATGCTCATCTACAACACCAATGGCCCTACTTAATCTTTCGGTTTGATCAGTTTGAGGCCACATCTTTGAAGCTCTTTTAACAACAGTTTTTTTAATCATTTCGCCTGGGTCTGAATACCATGGACAAGTTTGAATTTTTTTATCCATGTATGCTTTCCACGCTTCTGTTCTATCTCTTATGTCGTATATTTCATTAATGCTCATAACCGTGGTTAGATAATCGTTGCCTGATGTTTTGGCAGTGGCGTAAGCACCAATTATTTCTCCACGATCTTTGCAAAATGGATCAAACACATGAGTAACTTTTTCACCAACGCCATTGAAATTAAATTTATCATTCTTCCTAACAAGCTCAGCTTGCACCCAATAAATTGATCTGGTGTCAGTGCCCAACTTGCACAATCCTACATATTGAATATCCAAACAGACCTTGCCTTTTCTGGGCACAAGACTTGCCTGCTTCAATGCTGGGTTTAAGCTGATACCAATCGCAGCAACATTTATAATGGAGTTTTTCAAACTTATTGGATTCTTTTGTGCAACCTCAAGAAGGTAGTCATTGTTTTGAAGTGCCTGTAAGGCAAACTGACATTCAGCTTTGAAGTTAACAGCATTATGAATTTTCGCAACTTCGATAAAGCTTTGCTCTTGTTGCAAGACCAGAGATTTTACTTCATTAAAATCTTTTAAACTCATGCAACCTCCTTCTCATCAATCTCTTCTTTTCTTGCGCACTCTTCGCAGATATATTCGCCGCCTATTTTATAAACTTCGGTACAACCACAAGCGCACTCGATTTTTTCTCTTTCTTCTTTATATAAATCCCACGTTGTAGTTTTCATGCTCACTCCAAGACGCAAAAATCCCTGCACAAAAATTGCGCTGTAATTTTTACATTCATATTTATATTTTCCGCTAGGGCGGTTAGTAATTAATCTTAACCATCAACGGGAGAAAAACATGAAAGAAGCTTATCAACTTTATCTCGACACCTACGCAACGCTGGTAATTCAGGATGGATCAGGACTTGATCCAAAAGCAAATCCAAGCATTCAAGAGAGCCTTGCAGTGGCACTTGCTTGTCAGGCGTACAGGCAAAACACACTGCTGGCAACTTATCAGAATTTTGCAGGCGCCCTGACTGGAAGGTTTGAAGCTGCTCAATCCTTGATTTAAGGATATTAAACGAACCCTCCCAACCAGGGTTCGTCATTAAGCCCATCACATGCGCATCACTCAAATCTATTTTTATGTTCATACCCATCCTATATTTTTTACCCACCCAATCACGGTGGACAATTTCTGTGTTAATAACTTAGGCTGCTTGTTTTTCCGCTGCAACGGAAGGAAACAAAACGGCCTCATCAACGCCCATGGCCTCAGCTATGTTTCTGCGTGCCCAAGGTTCCGGCAAGATACCTTTGAGGGCGTGCCTTATTATCTGTGAGCAGACCTGTGAATTGATAGTCAGGGTCTCTACTCCAAACTTACGGCTTCTGATCCATGTTTTTAAAAGTTCTGTGTTTACAGTTTGTATTGTTGTCATGGGTTTATATTAACATAACACTGGCATAATTCAAGTTATAAAGTGAGTATTTACCTAAATTATGCCAGTTTATAATGATATTAAACAGTTATATTATGAAAAAAATACAAAACACGAGCATAAAGTAGTTATGAGCATTGCAAAAACACTAGCAGAAAACACTAGAGAGTTTAGAACAAGAAAAGGTTTAACCCAAGCTCAATTAGCCGAGAAGGCTAATCTGGCAATATATTCGATTCAGGCAATGGAATCGGGTCGCAGATGGCCGGTTAAAAAAACATTTCAAGCCGTTGCGAGGGCATTAGATATTGAAGAAGACTTGCTCTTTGCTAGTGAACAACAATTTATAATCAACACAAAACCAACCAAAGAACAGCTCATTCAATATATAGCCAAAGAATTTAACACACCAACCCCCTCAATCTCCGAACAACTTGGATTGAATCCACCCCCTGAGCGCAAGGATAAATTTGAAAAAATCGTGAAGATTCTTGCGAAATGTAGCGAAAATAGATTCGAGGACTTGGCTTCTTTTTTTGAGCCGGATATTAATAAGATGGAAAGAGAAGAGGAGTTAAAAAACAGGAAAGAAGCCGGATGATAAAATTCAAATATATTGTCATTTGGTTTAATAATTTATATAAGACTCGGCATGAATAAATCTTTTAATCTTCAAGACCAAGAATTTGCCTTTGAAATGTTTTGTCTTCGTAAAAAGATTGAAGCTGTCAATGTTTCATCAGAAGACTATAGTGACGAATATATTGATCAGCTTTCTATCCAAAAAACAAAACTACTTAACCAACATCTCCAGAAAGAATATGGTAACAATGTAATTTCCCTTTCAACACACCAAAGTTAACTTGCCTTTTTTTGTACTTTTTTCAAAGACTTTCTTTCAAATCTTGAAGCATGGAGTAGGGAATATTGTTGGTGCTTATTCATATCAAGAAGTTCATCCAACGTTATCAATTGCACATCATATCCTTCTCTAACAAGTTTTGCAGCCTCCTCATAAGCTGTTTTTGCAAACGAAAGTGCAATAAATATCCCTCTATTATTTTTATCTAAATGTTTATGAAAAGAATCAATAACTGGCCTTCCAACATTTTTAGACTGTTTCACTTGAATAGGGGTACCATCTTTTATAAGAGTACCATCGATCCCTCCATCTCCAACTTTGATTCTGTTCGGTTCACCACCAACACATCTAACAACATATTCTTCAAATTCAAACGGCTTTAATTTTAATATCTGTTGCTTTGTTAGAGATTTAACTGCTAATTCAGGAATATCAACACCAACTCCTTTTAATCTTTTTCTTACAACCTTAGATGCCACTGGAGAATTGTCTACTCCGACATATCGTCGATTTAGACGATGAGATGCCACTAATGTTGTTCCACAACCACAGAAAAAATCAGCGACAATATCACCTTCATTTGAACTAGCCATAATTATTCTTTCCAAGAGTTCTAATGGTTTTTGCGTGGGATAACCAACCCTTTCATTTGATTGTGCTTGTATTGGCTTAATATCATTCCATAAATTATCAACAGGTTTTCCTTTCATTTCATCTATATATCGTTTTTGAGATGCTAATCCTGTAGAAGAATAATGAATCAATCCCTGCTTATCCGCATTAATCATTCTTTTTTTTGTCCACCTCCAAACTCTTCTGTGACCATTCCACTCATAGGTTAAATTCGGACGATCTCGGTTTGGATTAGTCAAATCACTTAATCGAAATCTTCGTCCCGTTTTTTCATCAACATGTTTATAAAATTTATTAACATATTCTTTATCTAATTGCGTATACTGAGAACGCCATGTAAATTTATTACTTTTTGTATAATATAAAATTGTATCACAATTGTTAGCAAACCCCTTAGAGGTTAATCCTTTTGAGTTAGTCCTTTTCCAAACAATATCCGTTTTAAAATTATTTTGACCAAATATTTCATCTAGTATTGTTTTTATGTAATGAACTGCATGCCAATCTAAGTGGCAATAAAAGCTACCAGTGTTTTTCAATAGTCTATGCATTTGCTCCAATCTTGGCCTCATCCACTCACAATAATGATTTATTCCACCCTTCCATCTGTCATTAAATGAAGCTGTCTCTTGCTTGTCACCCCAAATAGACTCATAATCTCTATTGCTAAAAAACGGCGGATCGATATATATTAAATCTATCGACTCAGATGGAAGGTTTCTCATCACATCTAAATTATCAGCACAATATATTACATTGGTTTCAATAATATTTTTTTTCACGATACCCCCTAAGCGTATTATGGTATCGAGCTAAAAATATATTTACTTTAGTTAAGATTTATTAAAGGTTAAATTGTGTTTAAAAAGTTAAGTACCTGATCATTTAAATCAGGTCATTCAAAAAGATCACTCAAAAGTAAAATATCTCGAGGTACCACAACCCAAGCTATCCAGTTCTTTTTTTTATAAGCACAAGAAAAGAAACAATTAATGGAACGACCAGTAAATCAAATCCACCGAATAATGAGCCTATTAATTCTTGTATTGTAATCATGATAACTGACGTGATAATCCAAGAGGTCAAAAATTTGATAAGAAGTTCGGCCTTGTTGTATTTGGCACCCCTTCTCCATTTTATAATTGCTATTAAAACAAAAAAAAGTAAAGAACTGGGTAAGTAGTAAGCTAATTTTATCATCCAAATTTTTAACAACATTAACTCTCCCCAATCTCTTTTTTAAAATCTCTCCAAAAGACAGTATCCAATATGTCTTGATAGTTTTCATCTGAGCAAACAGTTTTTAAAAAAACTACCGCACCTTTCATGTCTTCTTCAATCAAAATTTGCGAAATTCTACAAGCAACCTTTCTTAATATCACACGCTCATCTAATTTTTTATCACAGTTATCCACTGGTTTTTTTTCACATTCATTAAGTTTAGTGTAACTGGAAAACTCAACCACTTCGGACATATCTAATTGTCAGACCAGTTTCAAAAAAAGCAAGTTAAGAAAAATTAAATTTTAGAATTGAAGGGAGTTTAGTAGATTATTTTACATATACACATATGAACCATTGTAGCCAAATATCTTGTTGATGCCTTTTGATTCTTCCATTTTCAGCAAAATTTCATTATGAACGGTCCCAATATGCCAGTCACCTTGCCCGAATGTATTAAAATTTTTAACACTAAATTTGTCGTGGGCTTCACTAAACAGAATATCACGTGCATGATCCTGAGAATTAATTAACTGGAAAAAGCTTTCGAGTTTTTTCTTCATACCTTCCACATCTAGTGCTGGTTTTTTTAGTTCCTTATACAAGCACATCTCCATTGCTTTGGTTGCATAATCCACTGTCTTTTTTGCATTTGTTGAAATATTCTGATTAACAGAGAAGTCCCCAAGCAACGCTTCTTCTTTCATGTAGCAACAACAGGACGTAAGTGCTAAAAAAGCAGCAGAGCTTTTTGCAATATTAAGAACAACACTCTCGATTGATCCCGTATACTCTTCTCGAAGATAGTTCATAAGTCCTAATGCGCATTGGAATCCACCACCCTGGGAATGTAATAAAATTGTTAAATGATTGTGTTGTTTTTTATTTTCAACAATTAATTGAGTGATGGCCGTAATGTCGTTCCAGTCTAATAAGGAAAATGATGAGCTATCGTCAACCCGATGATATATAACCAACAAGTCGCTATTTCTCATTTTCATAAAACGTTGTGAATATTTTTGTACTCCCACTTGAAGTCCTTTTTTTCAAAAAAAAAGCTACCCAAACGAGTAGCTTCTTTTTCATTATTAAATAATATTATTGCCAACCGTCTGGCTCTTTATCATCAAGCACCACTTTTCTTACACAATTAGCATCTGTTGGTCGCTCTGAAGAACAGGCCATAAGCTCATGTCCACGATACGGTCCATGAATTTTCTCAAAGAGCTTATTAGCCTCTGCTGTAACAGCATCACTCAGGCCGGAAGCAAAATCGACATAGCTCTTCATATTACTTCTCCATGTTTATCTAAAGGGCACAATTACCCTATAAGTCCATTATATCTAGTTTCGTCAAAAATCAATACTTGTTTTAACAATATATATAAAAATAATCAAATATAGCACAATATTGAGTAGTTATAATAATCTATCAATAACGTAAAAACAACAGATTAAATTTAATTCAACACCTAAACAATATTAATTGAAAAATAATTGACCGCCACCAGCAGTAGACCGAAAAGGAAGAGCATTATGATAAGATCGTTTTTTGGTTCTATGCACATAATAAAGGCCGGATAAACCGGCCTAAGTTAAATTTTAATTTTCTCGCAAACTTTTGTTGCCAAGAAAACGCTCGCATTCCCTAAAAATTCACCAGTGCATTCATACTCAGGCTTTGTTTTTTTAGTTGCAGCATCAATCAATTTGGGGAAAATTCCCTCTATCGCTGCGATACAAAGTTCTTTTCCAATACCTTTGACTGATTTGCTTTCAACGCTAGCTTGAAGAAATTTGATTTTTTCTGAAAGATAAATCATTGCATCTTTTTTAATCAGTTCTTCTTGTCCGCAAGTAAAAAGAAACGCATAACCGCTTGCATACGTTTCCGCTGCAACCTTTACAACCTCCTCTTTTGCTGGATTAAAAACAGTTGAGCTACAGCTCACTGTAAAAATCAAAACCATTAAACATAAAAATAATTTCATAAATTCTCCTTTGTCTTTAAGACCATATTATCCATTTCATTTTTTTTCAAACAATCAAGATCACCCCATGGGCAAAATAGCGGTAAAGGGCGACACTTTTCAAACAAGAAAACCTTGCACTCTTGGCTTATGTAGCAAAAGCCCTTACCAGCTTTTTCTTTATCAAGCCTTGCATCACACTGCCTCCACTCTCTTTTTATGGGTGCAACGTCTTTTATTTTCCAGTCCCCACTCGCACAACTAGCGAACGTCAGACTTAATATTATTACGATGAGTTGCAAGTACATTGTTATATGCCTCCAAAAAATCTTTAAGTTTTTCTTTTGAAATGTTTAACGGCGCATCGGTGTAATCTTCAGGAGAAGCATTTTGCGCCTCTCTAAGATTAGTCAATATCTCGTGAAACTTCTCTTCAAACTTTGTTGCAAGTTTTTTATCAACAATCGCTAATCCATTTTCAACGATATTTAAAATTGTTTTTAACATTCAATCACCTACATATTTCTTCAAGTTTCTTTTTTTTAAACTCATCATTAGACATCATTGACCAATCAAATTTTCCATCATTAGCTTCTTTTGCTAACATTTTTAGTTTTTCTTTTGCCCCCCAGCAGTCGCCATTGTAAGCATAGACAGAAATTTTTCCATCTGTTGCTTCCCACGTTGATGGCCCCATGAAATGGTCATGGGTTTTCACCCTAACCCGACTGCATGAAACAAATAAAAATAATAAAAATAAAATAATGTATTTCATTTTTGAACTCTCGGAAGCTTGATTGAAAGTGTCCAGTCCACAACGTAAGCAACGGCGACATAGATCGGATTTGCCATAAGTTTTTCAGTAGGTCTTATGGTAACAAGTGGAGCTACTTTATTATTCCAAAATGAACAAATTGGTTTGTTATAAAGTCTTGCTGTACCAACGAAGGTAACAATAGCGGTGAAATATTTTCCAATTCCCAATTTAGATGCTACCGCAAATGACACATTGTAAATCTCAAGCGCATGATTGCCGATGTAATTAATATAATCTATTGGATGTTCCATTTGTCCCTCTCCCCTTCCCAATCAAAGTTGGGACATAATTTGTTTTTATTATAGTAGTTGTGACCAACCACGTTTTCTTTTTTAATTTTGTAAACGAAGCACAGATCGATGATTAGTTTTTCCAAAGATTCAAGCTGCTCTGGTGTAAAATTATCAAGACCACTAAGACAAATGCCAATTGAATCATGATTGTGACCTTCGCAATGAGCTCCGATTGCTGAAATCTTTCTTCCTTCAAATACCAATCCGTTTCTACTAATAAAAAAGTGATATCCAATCCCAGAAAATCCACGCTCAAAATGCCACTGGTTGATAGTTTCCACATTGTCGTGTTTAGGATTATTTGAACCTGAGCAGTGGAGGATTATCTTGGTTATCTCTCTCAAAATAACCTCGAAATAGCACCGCCAGTGCTACCGCTTGCCAATGCTATAATAATTATTTTTAATACGTTAAGCTTTACTTTAGACAAAGAATTGTTGCACTCTATCCTACACTCGAGTCTGTCTGTTTTAAGTTTGGTAATCTCGGAAGAAAGTGACTTGAACCCATCGTTAAGCTGTTTGTTAACATCCTTAAGTTCATCAAAGATTTTTTTTGTTATATCGTCCATTTCTCCCTCCCCTCCATGGTAAGCAGATGCACTTCCGAATCAAATTTAAATTCGGAAGGTCGGATTACATGAGCTTAATCTTTTACTAATCACCCCATCCTCCAGCATAGTAAGCACATCTTTTTCCTGTATCTGGAATTTTTACAGTTACCTTGGTTACTCCGTCACAGACAGCTTCTACATAAGCTGGGCTTTTAAATTGTGTTGGATGACCCTTCCATCGAACGTAGGGTCTACCGTCATTGGAGAAAATTCCACCAGCAAGATTAGAATATTTTCCATTAGTTTTAAACTTGCATCCAACATATGCCTTGTTGTGAACTACTGCTGTGTTTCCGTCTTTGTTAAGCTTCCAAACAAATCCTACGACTTGATTACATTCTTTTAGATTAATATATCCAGTAGAAGGAGTAGGATTAGCTGTTGGCACCGCTGTTGGTATTACCGTTGGTTGTATTGTTGGAACCACGGTAGGGGCGATTGTAGGGATAGGCGTTGGAGCAGGCTGACATCCGCACGCTTTTCTTGCTTCGACACAAAACTTTTCAAGTGAAGCATCGTCAACAGGCGTTGATCCGGTTTCGGTACAATTGCAAACTTGACTAGCTTTAAAACATAATTCCTCAGTAGCTTCTTTGCATCCGACTAGCAGTAATAAGATAAATAGTAATTTCATTTAATCTCCTTATTTTAACTTTGTTATAACCATATCTAAATAAATCTCTGGTATAGAGGCCGCATTCATTGCCACTCCAAATCCATCATCTGCATTAGTAGTTGTACAATAATCTTGAACTTCAAAAGTCGACGGAATTGAATTTAATGTTACAGCAGCGTTTAAACTTGCCTCAAAATTAGAAGCGTTACTGGTAACCAAATTATTTACAGGTGAATAAGCTACCACTGACGAGAGAGTAGTATTGTTCAACCTGAGCACTCTTTTTCCAACAGCGGAAGCAACGGCCTTTACTGATATATTATATTTTCCAGTATTGAGTGATACTTGATCAGACGACAAACTAGCAAATGGACATGAACTAGACGTTGTGCTACCTGTTTCATTAACAACATTAATTGGTCTTTTTCGCCAACCGTCTTGAGTAAAAGTTCCTCCAGCAGTTCCCGAAGTCAAAACATGTTTAAAATAACAAGATTGTGGGTCATAATCCTGACTAAAATCCAAGTCGTCTAGATAAAGAATTTTACCAGCATTAACGACATCAACCGAAAAACAAAGACGCACATTTTCAGTGGTAGATGAGCTTACACCCTGTAAAACCTTTCTCTTGCTTGATCCACCCTCTAAATAGCCACTTCTAAGAGTGACGGTGTTTGTTGAATCTATAAACAGGGCATATATATCTGTATTGTTACCGTTGTACGAGTAAGCAAAGTCTACTTTTAAAGGTTGCCCCCTACTTCTCCGTGGCACTGGTATATCTGTAGTACATAGATACTCACCTGTTAGAGTACCAGTTTGAATGACAAGCGCAAAATCATAACTCCCATTTAGAGGAGTGCTAGTATTGACTCCAAAGGTTGCATTAGTTAATAAACTAGTATCCCAATTATTATAAATTCCCCCTTCGGCATTTCTATACCCAAATCCATTCGGTACTTTAGAATCATGCTTGCCATAATCAACACCTGTAACTATTCCATTTGTTAAATAATTTGCCGTGGGAAGTGCAGACCATGCTGGAATGCCAGCAGTTATTTTAATATATTCGTTTTCTGCTCCGCTATCTCCATTTAGGAAGATATTCCCACCTACGTTTAACGTGCTACTCATAGTAGCTGCGCCTGTAATTGTAGTTCCGGCATTGATCTTTAATAAGCTATCAGCAGGAGCAGAGGCGATTGTTCCATACATTAAAGCATTGGTTTTTTCAGCAGCGTTTGATCCTCGATCTCTGTTATCAATTACGAAAGCGTCATTTTCATTGGCATATCTTCCAGCGTAATAACCCAATGTTGTTCTTCGGGAATAGTTACCAGACCCACCAGCAGCGAATCCTATAGCTGTGTTTTGCTCACCTGTTGTTGTATTTGAACAACTAGAAGTACCTACGCAAATATTTCTATTACCAGTTGTAATATGTGTACCTGCCTGATGACCAAAACCAATATTAAATTGTCCGCTAGTTAATGACTCTCCAGCAGAGTTACCAAATAAAGTATTAGCTATACCATCGTTTATGGCCTCTCCTGCTCTGTAACCAAATGCTACGTTGCTCTCACCATTTCTCATCTTTATATTATTAGGGTATCCGCCAATCATGGTATTATAAACTCCATTAACTAGAGTGGCGGTGTTTGCGTTATTGCTTAACATGAATAAGTTATACTTATCAGTCTTGCGGTCGAAGCTATAAGTATCGGCAGTAACCGATGCCGTTACAGTTATAGCTTTCTCAAAAGTTTGTGGGCCCGTAAAATTTCTAGTTCCGTTTGTTAAAGCAGCCCAAGCGTGATCAGTTACATCATCTAAACCTGTCAATGCTCCGTGGTCTGTAAAACCTCCTGGAAGATTTATTATACCAGATCCGTCACCAACAAGCTTAGTGGCTGTTAACGTTCCTGTTACCGTTACACTTCCGCTAACATTCGGTATCGTCGCACTGGTCGTTACTTCAAGCTTATCTGTTTGCATTGCTCCGAAACAACTAAACGAAATTAAAAATAATAATAAATATTTCATAAAAAACACCTCCATGCCACTTCCCATGTGCCATTAATATTAATCTCAATATAGACAACATAGTCCTCTTCCCTGATTCTCGATCTTTCAGATATGTAACGAGGGTTTTGAATTTCAGTAACAGGCGTTGGGGCAAATTGTTTGAGTTTTTCTTTTATTTGCTGAAAAAGCATCGTAACTTTATCTAGTCCAGATTCAATCGTGCGAGCATCAAGCACCCCATTTTGTCTATATGAATTTTCCTGACTATCCGGAATATCTCGCTCAAGTGTTATTATCCACCCTGTTGGTTTAGCAGGTATTAACGGATCAACCGGATAAATAACTTTTTTTAATACAGTATCAACTGTAAAACCTGAAGTTATCTCGAACTTTACGCCGTAGGGATCTGTTAGATAAACACGAATATCGGTGGTTGCAATAATTGTAAACAAGTACGGCCATTGCTTTGTAACACCATCGCAATTATATACTTTTATTGGTATCTCGCTTCCTACTGTCATTAATCCCTCCTCTTGTTTGCTGGACGGCGTTTGTATAAATCTTTAAACTCTGGTTCCATATTATTATTAAACATGTCGTATGCGTTCCAGGCCCATACATTAAACTGTTCTGGATATGGCAAGGCATATGCGGCTGCTTTCGTTAATGCCTCGGCAAATTTCCGACTATCACCATCTTTGACAGCAAGGTTCCATCCAGTCTTTCCTAGATTTATTCCTGCTTCAACCATAGAAACTGTTGGTGATGGACGATAACTAAACGATCTACCGCCAAATGCCTCATCAAAAGCAACTTGAGTTAACTCTCTTGCTATTGGAAAAAATCCAAATGGAGCTTTTAGTATTTCCTTTGACCACCAGGCAAACCAATCCTCATCATCGTCTGGCCCCTTGCCCGACATCATTGCTGAAAGAATTGTAAAGGCAAAAAAATGACTTCCTATAAAACCTAGAAATCTTGGAGATCCGGCCAAACCATTATCAGTGACAAGGCGACTTTCTTTTATCCAACGATTCGCCCAGGTATTCATAAAACCATAGAACATTGTTAAAAGTTTTTGCTGCTCACTTCCACGAGCATAAGCAGCTTGATCAGTTTTTCTTGAAGATCCAATTGATTTTTTTATAAGCATATCTGCGTAGTAAATTGATTCTTTCTCATTCCCATTAGTTTCTTTCATCATTTTTTCGTAAGCACCCATCCATACTGGTATTGAAGTTAATTCATCAGTGAAGGCCATCATGTAACCACCAAATTTTTGAATCTTACTATCTTGACCAAGATTTTCATCATGTAGTTCATTCAGCGTGTAATCTACTGATGATTTTTTATCTCTCATAAATGATGATTTTTCATAGATTGATTCCCTAATTTTCGCCGCTGCTTGCCAGTTCGCTAATGATTTTGGGATATAATTAAAAAGACCATATGAAATTAATGATTTTATTGTGTCGGCATGTGAGAAGTTTTTAACTGCTCCTCCATAAAGAATAACGTTTGCAATATTTTGGGTACTAACTCCTAACCTGAACAAAAGTGCTGCAACTACAGTGTGTTTTCTCATAAAGCGAGAGGTTTTTTCCATAATTCCACTTACCCTATGTTCAGAATCAGCAGAGGCAACGGATTTTATATATTCATTAAGTGATTTAAGTCCTTCAGGGCCATATCTATTAACAACCACTCTTTGGATTTCAGTATTGGCCATTAATCTATTTAAATCAGATACAAGGGATCTAAATGCTAAGTCGTGGTTAACATCTCTAAGGTGAGAATACATTGTTTCGGAATCTAAGTTGACAGCATAGTTAGCAGCTTGTGATCTTGTTTTTGTATGCTTTTTCTTAGTGGCTGCCTTATAGGCAGGATTTTTTTCCTTATACAATGGATTATCATTTGTTAAGGCCTCAGCTCTTAGACTTCCCCTCGCATCCATATTTAATGGATAATAACCGCCTTTCATGTTAATTGTTTTTCCATCCGAAGTATTAACAACAAATGGCATTGCTTCAACTTTACTAGGAGAAAACCCAGTCATTTCTTTGCTCAAACTTACCACATCACCCCAATGAGAATTTATTGTTTCAAATTTTCCTTGAACAAATTTCCAATCTTTTTCTGAAAGAGTTCGTTGCAATACTGACAAAACAGTTTGTTCATTCCAGTTTTGAGCATTTTCAAGTCCAATTGGAGGCGTTGAGAAAAGGCGCTGCCTATTCCCTTCTGTTCCAAGGTGTGAAGCCATTTCGAGAAGTTTTAACTTGGGAACTGATGTATTCCACTCAATAATGAATATATCTTTCTTTAAAAGCTTCTTTTCTTTCTTTGAGTATATTTCCCAAAGCTTTTTCATTGACTCTTTGTCGGCAATCATGCGCTCTGATTCTTCGTTGGTTTGTTCGTGAATTGCTCTTGATAAATTTTCCCAAGATTCGCCAAGGCCTTCAAAGAAGGTTGTCGGATTAAGCATTAGCTCAGTCCAATAAGACCTTCCCAAGCCAAGCATTTTATCTATTTTATTGTCAGTCATTTTATACTTAAATGCTGTTTTTCCTTTCATTTTCGCACCAGCATCAACAATTAGTTTCGCAGCGATCTCTTTCAAATCGGCACCATTAAATAATTTAAATGCTCGCTCCTCCATATTGGCGACTTGTCTTATGTTTACAATCGCATCTTTTAAATCTGATAATTGTTCCGGCGTTAAGTCCCTATAACTTTTTCTGATCGACTCGTCTTGTATCCATTCCGGCATTTCGACCATGTTGGTTGACTCATCCATGCGCTCAACCCACTGAGCAAGGGTTTCGGTTTTTAATTCAGAATCATAATCAGTTCGTGAAAATCCAAATCGATCAAGCAATGCTGCAACTTGATTAAAGTGTTCTTCTTTTTTAAAAGATTTTCGATCTAACTTTCTGGAACCTTCAAGATATTTGATTTGTTTTTCAATTATCTTTTTTTGTTTGATTGCTTCCATTGCCAGCGCATGATTAAGCAATTGTTGACGTTTGTAATTAGCAACTTTTATGTAATCTTTTTTAGCAAGTGCCTTTGTGGCATTTGCGGCAGCATTTCTTTCAGCAGTAAAATATTGAGTGAATCGCATTGATTCTTTTACAGTCTTTTGACCTAATATTTTAGCGGCCTTTTCTTTGATTGCTGAAACTTCAAAATCAACATTATACTTTAGACCAACCAAGTAGTTGGTCTTTGCTATGTTGTTCTTATTATTTTTTTCAACTTTTTGTACTTCTTTCTCCTGAGCTGCTGAATCCTGTGCGTCCTGTTTACCTTTTTCATAAAGGTGTTTTTCTTTTGCAGTTTGCCATTGATCTTGAAGATTTGCCTGATCCTTGTGTGAATGATTTTTAATTTTTTCATTAAAAATATCGTATTCTAAAAGCATTAGCTCAAGAGACTTGTCGTTATGAATGGCCTTCAATGCCTCTTCTTTAATTTGATCAGTATCCTTCATATCGGCAAAGGCCGTCATACGCTGGTCAACCGTCTGTTTAATTTGATCTTTCAAGGTAGGAGTTGTCAGAATTAATTGAGCAAGTTCGCTTGCCGATGAGAACCCATTCATTTCTGCAATTACTTCTAATTCGTCTGATTCTGTTTCATTAAGCGTATTGTCGATAAAGTTCTGAGCAATCTTTTTAACATTCTTGGTGGCAAACCATTCCTCCACACTTTCAATCGCTGGATTAATCGGAAGTTCTTTTGTTTCGGCTTCGACTTCTTTGGTTATTTTTTCACGCTGTTCATTAAGATATTTTTTATGATCAGCTTGCATTTCCTTCATTTGTTTTTTTAACAAAATAGAAACTGCTTTTTCATGTGCCTGATCTTGAATATCCTTAACTTTTTCTGCATCTCTCGGATCAAGATCGCTTAAGTCTAATTCTTGCCAGCTCAAAGTTCTTTTTGCATAGGCAATTTCATCTTCTGTTGCAAGCATCCTATCCATGACATCACGAACATCATTGGTTAACTCAACATTAAGATTACGAATTGATTTATAAATATTTACAAGCCAGTTTCTAAACTGTGAAAAGACTTTTTTCAATCCTTCACTCGGAGCATTGCCCTCCATTAGATAGGCCTCAAAACCTCTGGCAAATTGCTCTTGTTGATCTGTGGTTAAATCAGTCTGCTCATCTGAAACATTAAGCCAAGTTTTTAACTTATTCCAATCAGACAAATATCTCTCATCTGCTTGAGCTGACTTCACATAATCAAACATATCCTTGAGCCAAATATGTGAAGATTCGTGAATAAAGGTTGATTTATCTGCTGATTTAAATAGGGAAATTATTGATTTTTCAGGAGTAAATGAAACAGAGCCACGGGTTAGAATTTCGCTAGAATTTCCGCTTCCTCTATTAGTCTGATTCTGTGTTTTCTTATCCAGTCCTCGCCGTACTGATTTATCAAATATTGCGTTGAACTCAGAAATTCCGAACAATTCCATGCGCCCGGTATCTCGCTCACTCCTAGCAATTCCAAGGCGTGTTGCAGAGTCAACGGTTTCTCTTGAGAATTCTTCTGGGAATTCAAAGAAGACGATGTCTGGTCTTTCGTATTTGTCATAACCCCATCCTTTCGGCGCATACTTATCGTCCCACTTTACTCTTTCTTTTAGGACAAACCCAAAGTTGTTGTAATACCGGTCAAGGTATCCAGCTATACAATCGCATGTTTTTGCCCCTTCGGCAATAGCGTGAATAACTGCCTCTGCCCCTGCGCCATTTCTGTTTGAATTGTTAAATACCCCTACCATATCAAATTCAGGGGTTAGCGAAAATCCTACCCCGTCATCAGTTAAATACAATTTCCAATCCTTCATTTCTTCCGCTGTATAAGGTGTTAAAAATGGACGCTTTGTACTTTTTTCTCTTTCTTCTATGAATTTTTCAGGGGTTACTGATTTAAATTTATTTTTTAAAGACTCGCTATCGTAATCAATACTGCCAAGTTGTTTTTTAATTTCTGGTGGCAATTGTTTTGATTGAGATTGATAATATTTTTGCTCTATCTTTACTTTTGAATCATCGAAGATGACGAAGTTGTGCGAGTTCTTGCCGTTGCCACGTGATGCACCGTCAAGGTATTTTATTCCTTTAATGCCAATTGAGTTTAAATATTTAGATGCCCCCTGTTCTGCCATGGGTTTTTTATCTGCTAGTTTTTTATAAAGGTCTTTACCCAGCGCCGGATTATCTTTTTGATCCTGAATATAATAAAAATCTTTGATAGCCTCTGCTTTTGTTTCTCCATGTCCGAGTGGGGCAAGCGAGCTGTCACCGCTAAAAAACACCGTAAATTTTGAAAAACTATTAGCTGTCTCTTTTACAGTGTAACCATTCGGAAGTGTTTTCTTTACTTCAACTGGCTTATATAATTTTTTTTGAATTAATATTTTTTTAACATTCTCGCTCTGCTCGCTCAAAGGTTTGTCATAATCAAGCATATCCTCTGATTCAGGGATGTCGACTTTATAAATCCGTCCCTGTTTCTTCCATGTTACATTTTTACCTTCAAGATTATTTAAAATATTAAATGCCTCTTTAATATTTATTCCTTGCGCATGAACAACATCCTGATAATTTTTGCCAAGCTTATCTATCTGTGTTCTGACATAATCGAAAGTCTCACTTTTTTTATAAAACCCAAGATCAATCGTCGCTGCAAGGACATCAATGACATATTCTTCTGTCCTATTTTTGGGCAATGGAATTTCCTTACCCTTTACCTTAAACGAATATTTGCTAAGGCTATCCCTATATTTTTCAGCTACTTTCTTATCTGAGGCAAAGTACAAACCCCAGCCATAAGCCTGCGCACCTTCGCCTGTACCAATTTTATTTAATTTAAATTCATCGAAGTCGTGTGGTGTACCGTGATAAGCAGATTGCTCCAATCCACCTTCATTCGTCTGTCCTCTCTGAATCTCAGGTTTAACTATACCATTAAAATATTCACCAGGTGAAATCCCACGCCGAGCCGATTCAGCAATAACATGGGAAGCATATATCTTGGCATTGTTGTCGATAAGTTTTTGGTCAGTCTGACCAGCAACTTCTTGTTGATCTTTGATATAGCTGTAAACCATATCGAAATCTTGTTTCTTTTCATTCTCGACCTGAATATCTTGCTTTGCCTTTTCTTGTTCAATTTGCAATTCTTTTTCAATTGCTTCACTACGCTCTTTCGCCTGACGAACACTTGGCTGTTCTGGAGAAAATTTAATATCATCGGCAAGGCCCTGATAGTGTTCAGTGCCAACGATTTTAGATGCCCATACAGACAGAGGAACTTTTATATCGTTTCCTGTTTGTTTTGCAACTTCAACTTGATCAATAATTCCTAATTCTTGTAATATAGAATCTGGGTCAATTTTTTTACTTTGAAAATAAGTCTCTAGCGCTTCAACTGGAATATAGATATTTTCTACTGGCCCATCCTTGGTGACTTGCTCAACGTAATTTTTATACTCTTCTGGAAGTCTTTGACGAAGCTTTATTGCTTCAGCACTATCTCCCATGGCCAGATATGTTTTCTTGATTTGTTCTGATCTTCTGATTTCTGCAGCTCTATGCGCTCCTGATCCGATTGCCGTAGGTGCTGTCATTGCAACACCCGAGACTCCACCAATAATCCCAGCGTCTACAGCCCTGCTTAACATTCCATTGAGCGCATTTGGATTTACCCCGGTTAAATAATCACTCATGTCTTGAGCAATTTGCGTTGCGAACTCTTCATTTCCCTCACCAACAAATGAATAAGCTACCGTCTTAGACATATCCTTCATTACTTGTTTAGCGGTGTTTTTTCCAAACGAACTAACAATCGCCCTTTCCCAATGTTTTAAAATGCCATACGTTCCAAGGCGCTCAAATAATCCTTCTGCTGTACCTTGCAAAATTGCATCGGTGGTTGCAGAAACCGGATCTGCTCCAGAATCTTTGGCAGATTTATTTGTACCAGCAGCTTGCATTGTTCCCATTCCAACCAATGCTGGAATTCCTCCACCCATGATCGTAGCTAAAAGAATAGCTGCCTGGTTTGGAGCATTCGATACAAATTGTGCAGCTAAAGTTTTTGATGCTCCCTTAATCTCACCTTTTGATATTTGATCTATAATACTTTGATTAAGTTCAGGAACTTGATTTGCTTGCGCTGCTTTATCATAATATTTTGCAACTGGATTATCAGATAACCACACTGGTGATTTTACCTGAAGTTCTGGTTTTCCAATTGCTTTCATTGCTATGTTCTGGGGAAGAGCTGCTACATCGTAAACAAGCCCAGGTATTCTTGCTATATTTGCATTCATCGATGCTAATCCAGACTGAAACGATTTCCACATCGATTCACCAAAAGAATAATCATGAACATTACTTTCAAATTTTGAAAGGTTTTCATGATCATCTTGAACGGCTGCCATCACATGAGGTTTATCAAAAAGATATTTACTTGTACCAGGATTCTTTTTTTCAAAATCATCCCAGTATGCCGCATCCGGAGCATTGGCAACTTTTTCTGCCATGGGAACGTTTTTATCAATTAATGCTGGTGATTGCCCAAGTGCCGAAGAATATTTAATTACCTTCGCAGCATGATCAGGATCAACCTCCAAACTATTCTTATAACTTTGTTCTAACTGACTTACTCGATCTGGAAGTTCATTGACATCTGGCGAATTGTTAACTTTATCTGGTAAATCATTTATATCAATTTGCATTAGCTGTTCCTTTTTCTGTCGTTGCATATTTTTGCATTACAGCTTTAATATTAGATTTAGTTACTCGCTGACCGTTATCGTTAAGCCACTTAATTGCCTTATTGGCAGCACCATTTGATTTCATCGAATCAGCACCAAACTCATTAATATATTGATTTACATCGTCCAAACTAAAGGAATTTTTTGTCCGACTTGATTCTCTTCCAATTGCATTAACTACATCACGTCCAAAATCAGATTCAAGCGTTCCCCACGCTTTATTTTTTGCATCACTTTTAGCAAGCTCAACTTTGTATAGAGTTTCTTTAGTGTCCCAAAGCCACCCAGGAGAAGTAACAACCTTTTTGCCAAGATCATCCGCCTTTTTAATCAACTCATCTCCAGATATGCTAGGATTTTCTGTCTGAATTTGCTTAACCGTATAAAGGTACTTGGCACGATCTGTTTCATTCTTGTATAATTCTTTTGCAGAAATCTCTATGCGATCATAGGCAGCTTTTAAATTCCCCTCTCCTTTATTGGTTAGCTTACTAAGTTCCATAAAATCTGAACCAGAAATTTTTCCTTGCTTATATGCAGAGTAAACATCATTTGCAGTTACTTGATTATTTTTTATTCCTCTCCATATAGCCACATAAGTAACTGGATCAGTTTTAATATTTTCCGGAGAATAAAGTTTTTTAACAATATCTTCCTTCTGTGCCTTATCCCACGCACCGTCACCATATTTCGAAACAAGTGTAAGTGATTGATCAAGTCCAGCACCTTGCTTTTTTCCTTTATACAATTCTTCCATGAATGAATAATCAGTGGCCTTATCTTGTTCTCGCTTAATCATGGCCATTTCATTACCTTTGGCCTTAATGTAATCCTTAATTGAATCTTTTTTTTCTATTGGTAAATCCATCTTATCTACCAAGGCAGATTGTTTTGCATAGTCCGGTGATCCATCTGCAAGTTTGTAATTACTAACATTTTGCCAAGTTAATCCTCGTAAATTATCAAACTCTTTACCCTGAATAGTTTTCTCAAGAGCAATATATGCATCAGGTGATATACGATTTTTTGAAGAGGCTAGTGCACCTTTAGCATTATCAAACTCATTAGAATCAAGTTTCGTTGTTATATTTTTGTGAAGATCAGCAGTGTAGGCCTCAATCCCCTGATGAGTTTCGTGATTCAAAACATGCTCACGACTCTGAAAACGAATATTATCTAAAACACTATTAGCAATTTCCCTTTCTCTATCGCTTTTTAAATTTGAAAGATATGAATTCTTTTCTTTAGCATACCAATCATCATATTCGACTGTTGCGCCCTTTGCAGAGTCGCCTTGTCTAACAAGAATACCAGATTGGCGCTGGATCACCTGTCCATTTACTTCGACATTTTCCAACTCATCATTTTTTAATTTATTCTGATTTTTTTCCCTGAAATCATTTTCAATTCGCATTACGTTTCGATCTTCTTCCTCTTTTTGTTTTTCTTTAAAATATTTACCCCACTTCTCGCCCTGATCAGTGACAGTCTTTCCCATATTAGTAAATGCATTTGCAACCTGTCCCCCGAA